TACCACCTGATTTGCTGTAACTGCCATTGCTCGATTCTCCTCACTTCTGAAGTGCTTCCAGACCGTCATCAATTCGACGGCTGCGGATGTACTGATCTTCTGAAACGCTCAGAAGGTGACGATGTGCAGCAAACTCCGCACGATATTTTGCGTTCGGGTCTGCCGGCGGTTCTGGTGCGCTGTCCAATACGTTGCCACGTCTGCCCATCAGATCCTTCAGAGCAGACTGAGTTTCTTCAACAGAGAACCCAGCATCGACAAACGTGTTGAACTTGTCAGCGTGTCCGGCCAAGTCGCACAGGGCACGGATCTTCTTGCAGCGCTCGCGCTCGATCTGTGCAAGATCGGCTGTGCTGCTCGTTACAATCTCAGACACCACTTCGACGGCAGACAGATCGGCAACCGGCTGTGTTTCCACTGCTGGCTGTTCGGGCTGTTCAGGCGTCTCTGAAGGTGCCTGCGGCTCGGTTTCTTCAGCCACTGGCTGATCTCCTCTGCTCGCGAAATAGCGGTCAAGAAATGACGCAATGCGGCCCCTGACCACGTCGGGCGGTGCATCGCCGAAATATGTACTGAGCAAGGCGGTCGCCTGTGCTGGCAGTTCTCGCAGATCGGCGTCCATGCTGAACATCCCGCCACGCGTTGCGGCTGGATCGTCAACGACGTCGCCGGCTTTGATCGCCTGAAAACGCATCGGCCACATGCTGCGTTCTGACTTTGGTTTCGTGTCGTTCGCGCTGGCGAACTGTTGCAGGTCTGCCTGGTCCAGTTTCGTTGCCAGACTCACCCCAAACGCCTCTGGGTCAGACTCCGCCAGATCCATGACGTAGTTCCCCAGATCGCCTTGCGGGCTGGTGAATGCCGCATCCGCGATATGCAGGTCACCGCGTAGCGTGTCGCCGTCAATTCGCAGATTCTTCCACCGGCCCAGATAGCTGCCCATTCCGTCGGCGGACATATTCGGGTGAGTGAATCGGGCTTTCAGTCCGTTCGGGCTTCGCGTTGACAGGTTCAAAGCCTGATCCAACGTCTTCGTGTCAACTGTCCACGGTCGTGCTTCGCTGTCGTTGAGATTCCCGACCTGCATCAATGACGCGCCGAAAATCACGTTGGCCTTTCGGTCCACGCGAACAGGCGGTGCCGGAAGTCGATCAGTCCGGAACATCCCCGGATCAGTCAGCGTGCTGATTGTCTTCATTGTTTGTCCTTCGCTTCCATCTGCCGTTTGACTTTGTTGCTCCAGGCCTTGCCGGGATCGCCGCCCCACAACGCCCAGGCAATCCGGCCGTTCGACGGATAACCCGGTTCACCGGGACTCCAGCCCTCGCCCTGTTTGTCAACTTCGTGACGAGCAAAATAACTGACCATGCGGCCGATTGTGCTCGGACTCATGGCCTTGCCATTGCTGAGATCGCGTGCCCGTGCAATGCCGACAGCCGTTCCGCCTCGCCCGTGTTCACGTCGCCACTCAAGGCCCTGCTTCGCTTCTGCTCGCACACCTGCCGGCGGACGGAAATCAATACCGGCATATTTCTTGGCGACTGCCAACGTGGCCACGCTGCTGTAATCCGCTCCGCTGTCCTGTTCGTCGTCGTTCGGATCGTCTGGCATGTCTGGCGTGTCCAGTTCCAATTCCTGACGATAGGCCATCATGCGGGCTTCCATGTCCGCTTTCGCTCGCATCTCGCGTTCAATCTGCTGCAACGTCTCATCGAAGTCACGGCCCCGGCTCGCCAGGCTCTCAGTCTGTGTCGTCAGACCGGCTTCAATCGCTGCGATATCGGCCTGCACTTCCTTCTGAGGATCGACCCACGGCCACCCTGGCGGAATCCACTGATGTTGCAGGAAATGGTCTCGATTCTCTTCGTACTTGACCGGGTCAACCGGGAGCATTCCCTGAACGACAGCCCTGTCGATAAACCTCGCCCAGACTTTGCGGAACACCTGTTCAATCAGGCAAGACTGCCAGACCTTAAACGTGATTCGTCCGTCGATCAGGGCGAGTCTCCCGCCGCTGAAATTGTTTGTGAACTGTTTAGCCAATAGCTCATACGGATATCGCAACGCCGCTGCCACGCCGTGCAATGACCACTCGACATAAGGTGCCAGCGTTGTGCCCGGCCGTGCCGGATCGCTGAACGTGATGCCCTCGCCGTCTGCCAGATACTGAATGCTGCCGGGTGCCAAGTCTTCCAGATTGCTCCGGCTCCGGCCGGCTTCGGCCAACGTCACCGGATCAGTCACACCCGTGACGAATGCCCCATGACATGCTGCTACCTGTTCGGCAATCAGGTTTGCATAAACGAAGTCCTTCAAATCCTTCAGTTTCGGCATGGCTGGTGCCAACCACGGAACACCACGCAACTGTCCGGGTGTCTGCTCTTCGTAACAGTGCAGCAGGTCTTCCAGGCTGACCTCGGTTTCCCGCAGGTCATACCCATAGGAATCATTCGGCAGAGTCTTCGTCACGTATGCCGCAATCGGCTTTCCGGCGGCGTTGAGTCTCAGGCCCAATCGCCGAACGGCCGTCGGCGCCAACGGGCCATATCCAAACAACGGAATCCGCTGCGGGTGAATCACTTGAACGGTCAGCGTGACGGGCTTTGCTGGATCGTCATCGTCGGCCATGTGCAACCACGACTCGCCGAAAATGGCGTTACACCGCTCCAGCATTCGCTGTTTCGTGTGCCAGCCTTCGGCCTCTGCCCACTTCTGGAACAGCCATTCGGCAGTTGCTCGAAAATTCTCAGCTTGCGACGGCGTCAGGATGCCCCGTTCCGGCTGCACTCGACACTGTGGGCGAATGCCAACGCCGATGACGTTGTCAACTCGCCCATTGATCGCACTGGCCGCGAAAACGTCGGTTCTGTACAGGTCGATTGCCCTGTCAACCAACGTTTCAAGCTCGCTTTGCAATGCGTCGTTCGTGGTCAGTTTTGACGCCAGCCACTTTTCCCCGCGTAGCCGATCATGATCGGCCGCTTCCCATGCGGTGAACCGCTCCGCGGCTCGCTGTGCCATCGCCAAGCGGATTTCGTGGTCTATTCTGGCCTTTACTCGCTTCGAAGCGAGAGAGGGGCTGACGGTGCCGATAACGCGGTCGAAACGCGTCGGCATTGCGGCTTGTTGCACTCGCTTTTGCAAGTCAGACATTGCGGAACCTGACTAGGTTCCGAGACCTGCTGAGTCCACCTGATGCCTGTCGTCGCAGATCCGCAATTCTTGCGTCCAGTTCGGCCAGCCAAGTCGATGTGGCTTCCTTTTGGACCATCTGCCCATCGACGGTATAGGACACAACCGGCGCACCACTCAACAGGGCACCTTCCACTTTGTCGCGGATGCCCTCGAATAACGCCAGACGTTCTGATGCTGATCGTGCCATGCCGCCACTGTCGCGACAACATGCCCAACAATCAACCCGCCTATTCCAGACGATTGGAAGTCACTTCGCTTTTCGCCTCGCTTCGCGTGCCTTTTCATAGGCAATCGCAGCCGCTTGTTTCGGCGGTCGCCCTTCGCGAATCAGCAGCCTGATATTCTCGGCAATCGCCTGCTTTCCATAGCCTTTTTTCATCGGCATTTCAGCCCCTCCTGACGATGGTCTGGAAACGATTTCCACACCCGCACGCCCGGTATTGCGTGGAAAACTCGCCGGCCGTTGCTGTGTGCTGGACCGTCGCAAACTGACCACACTGTGGGCAAGCTCCACAACCCGGAATCCGGTGTGGTGGCGTGTAATGGCGTTTGACATATGCCGGCGGTTTTAATGGCTTCATTTCCACCCTTTCACAAACTTTTCAGCCTTTTTGCCTGAAATAACGCCGTTTTGCGGCTTATTTTCCGCCATTTTTTCCGCCCGTTTTCGCTCAGATTCTAACACCGAATGCCCCACAAACGCCAGATAACAGGCGTCTAACAGGTGGTTTCTGGTGAATGTCTGAACCCATTTCGTGATCGTCCCTTTTCCAACTTGGAATTCCTGCACCTCGCGTTCGGCTGTCAACTGTTTCGCGACTTCCATCCGGCCTTCCGGTCTGTCAGTTCTCGGCAACAACAACGCCGCCGAACTACTGGCGTCAACACTCAAAGCCTGGTGAACCCGCCGCTTCCAGTGATCCGCGTTGTTCTGGTATTCCCTGAACCGCTTCGTTCCGTCCAGAAATGCGACGTCATGCCAGCCCTCGCCGATTCGCAGAGTGACTTTGCTGCGGTCCTTTGGCGCGTGGTACGTCGTGCCTGAATGCTGCTTGAATCCGAACCCCTTGCAGGTGTTCCACGTGCTATTCGTGGCCACGATATTCCGGATCAAATCCGTTTCCCAGCCTGCGTCAATCATGACGATTTCCGCGGGCTTCTGCCCTCCATTCTCCATCTCCCATCCGGCCTCAAATTTCTCAATCAGCAACCTGACCGCCTGGCGAATGGCCGTTGGCAGGTCTGTCAGTTCTCGCTGGATCGGCTCATAGCCGTAGTCAATGCAAAACGGCTGACCGCTGGTGTCGTGCTTCGCAATCACAAACCAGTCTAACTGAGCAGCTCGAACGTCAACGCCAGCCGCAATCCGGCTGCAATCTGCCGGAACCAGTCCCCGCCTGTATTGGCTTTGGCGGTGCATGACGGTCTTCCAGTCCAACGGTTCAACGGCCGTCTCCTTCGCTTTCGCCGGTAACGCCCACGTCCATTGCAGGATTTCGCGTTCGCTGTTGTCGCGGTCGATTTCCCTTGCACCTCGCCATTCGTCGGCACCAACGATGCCAGCGGTGACGAAAGTATTCGTTGCCGCCGAATACCGAAATCCCATTGTCTTCGTCGCCGGCATTTCGCCTTGAACAGATCCATCGGGCAGAATGATTTGACCACGGTGTCTCAGTCTGGCTTGGGTGAGTTGCTGAATCCTCTGGACGTCATCGAACAGAATCCCGCACGCTGGACACGCCCACCGGCTCGAGTTCTCCGCTTCAGCCTCGGTCGTCGCATCGTGGTAGCCAATCAAATTGTCTCGACTGGGTGCCACAAACTCACCGCACGAATGACACGGGAACACGACTTCGCCCGCGGTCCCTTGGCTCCACTCCTGCCAGATCCGGCCTGTCTCAACCGTGACCGTGGATTCCAGATAGATTCGTGCCTGACCACTGGCACGATACGCGCGAACACGCCCCTCCATCTGTTTCAACTTGGTGGCTTCGTCCGACTTGCCGCCAACTTCGTCCAGGTGCGAAACCTCGGTGACAACCAGAACCGGTCCCGTGAATCCGGCCCGTTTGCTGTCGTCACCACCGGCTGAAATGAACTTCAACGCCGCCCCGTTGCTGAATTGAATCAGGCTCGGAGTTCCACCACCGCTCCCGCTGCCTTTTTTGGGCAGGAATTGAGCGTAGCGGCTGGCCTCAATCGCCGGCCTGATGTCCATCTTCCACTTATCGGCTGCCATGTCCATTGTCGGCAGTCCGAACAGGACCGTTTGCACTCGCTCGAACAGATGGTACAGGACCGGGATAACGACGAAGGCCAACGTTTTGCCTGACTGCTGCGGGCCTGTGCAAGCGTACCGGAAAAACTGCCCTTGATCGACGGCATCGAAAAACAACCCGTGTGCCGGCTGTCGTGCTGTTCGGAACCGTTGCCCCTGATACGGTCCATCTGGCAGGATTATCTCGTCTTCGGCAAACTGTCTCAGTCCGCGGTATGGTCTCAGAACAACATGACGGGCGAATACGTCACGGAGGGCCTTCGACGACGGTTTCGCGTACAGGTCCCACGGAATCTGATGTTGAGGGGTCATCATGTGCATGGGTTAGCCGCTCCAATCCCTCCAAGACTTCACTGTTGGCCTCCTCCAGCATCGACCACAGGTCATTCCCCGCCACCCGTTTCAGGTGTTCCGCGAATCGTCGATAAGGCCCCAGAATCGCCTGAACAGTTTCCTCAAAATCTGTCAGCTTGACGATCTGCCCCCGCTGCTCAGCCAGTTTGATTTCCTCCTGCTGTGCTCGTGCCAGGCGATACCGTTCCAGCCCGTCGGATTCCGTTCCGGCCAGCATCTCCGGATCTGACGGAACCGGCTGTGCCTCTTTTCGCAGATACCACCAGACACAAACCGCGTAAACCTCCGCCTCATTCGCATCATCAAATTCAGGAAATGTCGGATCATGTTGAAATTTAGTGAGCGCTGTTGCGCTAACTCCCAGCGTACGGGCAAGCTCCGCCTTAATTGCCCGCCTCCTGTGCCCCATTTTCTTGCCACCTACTGCTTCTCAATCACATTTCAGACCTGAAAACACTAAAATTTAGGGATGGGCAAAGCCTGCTCGTTTCCCTGACCCCCTCGGAGGACCCAAAAATTTTTCTCGGGCCATTACCGAGCTTTTTTCCCAAGTTTGAGAAAATGCCAAAATGGCAGTCTGTCTCACTTCTGAGAATCCGTCATGACAAGGCATTCACCACCTGCACGCGCACCCGTGCCTGCTCAGTCCCGGCCGATGTCGTGAATGTCACCCGCAGAGTAGCCGTGTATTCGTCATCATCGCTGCCGGCCGTGCCACCTGCCATCGTCCACGATACGCCTGTATTGGCTTCGATCGTGATCGGATTGCCAAACGTGTCGAATTCGCTGGTGTCCACGGACACAACAGCCAGACCGCTCAGCGTCAACGCCGCATCGTCTGACGCGATAGCCGTCACGCCTGTGATCGTCCGGCCTCGAATCGCTTCACCCAGATCGGCGTAGTACGTTTTGCTTTCACCCACGTAATGCGTCAACACCTGATTCGACAGACAACAACTCATCTCGCTCGCTCCATTGTGATTGTTCGCGGCCGATACCCCAGAACGGAAACACGGCCACGGCAACCGATAGCCGCTGTCCGTCCCCTGAACTCAGCAACAACGCCACCGCCGTAAGTCTGTGCCGTTGGTGTAACCCCCGAATCCGCCAACGCTCTCCCCGCCGCCCTGTAGCCTTGGCTGGCATACCCCCTCAATATAAACCGGCCCGTGCTCATGTCATGCCTTGCTTAACGTAGTCGTTGACCGATTCCCTGACGCATCCAACCCACTG